CCTTTACCAAGGGGGTGCGTTGCTAGATATGCCTAGTAGAACTCGAACTCGAGCCACAAAGTCAGTCGGTGCCTACGGTACTTTGGTGTGTATTATTCGTAATACCTCCAATGTGACCCTCAGCATTGCTGGTTATTCCATCGTTTCTGGTGGATCTCAGACAATTTCATTCCCCCAATCAAATGGGAGTCTGTCAGGGTCTGAGGTCACTGGGAAGAACGGAACGATCACGGATTGGCCTCGTGGGATAGGAACTTACAACGAAGTAAGTAACGTGACTGACGAATGGAAGTACCCCCTTGCGGTGGTGCCCAGTCGAAAGTACACTCTAAACAAATCGGGGAAGTCGTACACCGTGGAGTTTTTCTCTACTCTGTGCGCGGCGAGTGTTCAGAACTTGAACACTGACCCGTTGTTTGGATCCTACCCAGCGCAGGACGGTCAGACCGTCCTGAAAGCGCGGGCTACTAATGCCATGCAGCCTGGGAAGCCCCCAGTTGGAGCCAACTTGGCTCAATTCTTGGGGGAGCTCACTGATTTCAGTGGGTTCTTCACCAAGCTGTATGGAAGGTTGGCTGAGCTACCTGCAACTATTGCAAATATGTTGTTACATTCCAAGTCGCGCAAGCGACTTAAGGACTTTGTCCTGATGGAGGTAACGGGTGCTCAGTTGATCAGCGCGGGGGTTGAAGCAGACATCGTTAAGAAGCTCGTCTTTGACCCAATGGTCAAAGATTGTAAGCAGATTAAACGTGCCTGGTTCGACCTGGAACGCGCCTATCGCCGTACATTGTCCTCGAAACCTTATGTGGTTAGAGGGCGCGCAAGATCGCAATCGTTCGCTACTCCGAGTGATTATGGGTCATCTTCGATGGCCAGCTTCGTGAGGAGTCAGCGTATGAGACAAATTGACGTCGTAACCTGGGCCCAAGTAGTTCATGAGCTACCTTTCGACTTGTCGAAGGGCGCTTTCATGAGACACTATTTCGGGCTTATGGATCATTGGACGTCAACCGCATGGGAGGTAACACCTCTCAGCTTCGTAGTCGATTGGTTTGTCGACGTGGGGCGTTTCTTGCGACAGTTTGAGCGGTCATCAACAGTGATACCGTTTAGAGTCATTCAAAGTGGCTGGTCTGCAAAGACAACTGTGGTACATGCCGACGATTTGATCTGGAATTTGCATTCCGATCTAACTGGCGGTGCAACACACCCCGGAGTTTCCGGGGCGTATCAGCGGATCGATTATAAGCGCTTTGTTGGGTCCTTGGACTTTGACAATAGCGACATCGAACCGTTACAGTTCAGCCTACCCAACCTTGGCCAGGTTGGGACTCTAGGTGAGTTGATCTACCTTATGTTTGGTAGGTCTAGTGCCAGGGGGTCTCGTACCTCCATCTGATAACATCAAACAGATAATACAAAATGCTACCCGACACTATCACTGTGAACTCAGGAAGTCCCGCTGGAGACAAAGTCTTCTCCGGCATTCAGCGCGACGGAAACTCTGTTTCCTATTCCGGCACATCCCCGCAAGGGGACATTACCGGTGCGCCGTTGCTTAAGTTTGCTGCAGAGCAAACCAAGGCTGGGATCGTTCGCTCCCTCGAATCACTTCGGCGCCCGTACTACAATAGTACGACGCTTAAGTACGAAGGAGAATGCGTTGTCAACATCACGATCACAAGGCCGGCCAGTATGCCGACTACCTTTGTGCACGAGACGTTGGAACAGGCGTCCGAAGCTTCGCTTCAGACGGCTGTCAAGGATGCGCTTGTTACGGCCCGTCATTAATTTGACGAGCTATTCGAGCATGTTTAAGTTAGGCTAAGTTTAACCTTAGACCCTGGGTTTCGCAACCCACCATCGAATGGAACCTGAATACATCCCTGAAGCTCAAGAGCTTAGAGCAGGCGAGTACTTCGACCTTTGGTGGCAACGTCTATCCCAGAACCCTGCTGATAATATCAGCGTGGGCGGGGTGTCGTTGTTCATCGCGGTCGTTGCTCTGCTTGCCTATCAGTTCTTGAGCAGAACGCGAAAGACCCCCTAACTAATTGGGGGACCCTGAGTGTGAATTGTGCTGTAGTATAACTGCAAACTCGTAATTATGAATAACGAAGTAGACAGAATGGTGAGCGTCCTGCTCGCGCTCGTACAAGACACAAAACTGTCCTGTTACTGGTCGCCCCTCGATGAGGAGCATTTAAGGACCAGATGCAGGGCTGAAGGCATTAGTTTCTTGACAACCGAACTCCCGAAACTCGCTAAGATGCTCCACCAGTCCTTTCGGACCGGGGTATTTGAGCCAGTCGAGGGTTTCCGTTCGGTGAAGGAACATGCCTATCCGCTGTTTATGCGCAAGGCTTGGGAAATGTTGTCCTCCGGAGGCTCCTATGTTGGAGCAATGGGGAAAACGCTTACCAGGTTGAAACCAGAATTGACTTGTGGAAGTAATTTTCTACATATTGATTCAGCAAATGAACTAGCGGGTGCGGTACAGGCAATACGTCAGATCTCTCTGATGTACTACAAGACCAAATTGCCTTACACTGACAAACAAGTAAAGTCCGTCGAGGATGCCTTCTTGGCAGCTGAAGCGGACCTTCGTAGTTTGGACTTAACTAGGGAGGCCACTTATCGAGCTCACATCGCAGGGGAAACCCCCGTGTCTGTGTTGTCTCGAGACGGTTGTCTGTCTATATCAGTTGACACCTTGCTCACACGAGCAAGCCGTTACGTCAAGCGTTTACTCTATCGGTTTAATCCGATGGATATTATGCCACGTCACGGGTCCGGTGCTTCCAGCTGTAAAACGAATCCTTGGGAGCGTTACAGCTCCCCTCGGTTTATTCCTAAGCTGGACCGTGTATACCCATACACGGACTGGTTCTTCTTATCTCATGGTGTTGATACTCACGCAAGTGAGTCCCTCGATAACCTTGAGGTCTGTGAGGACCCTAGGGCAAGAGTCGTTTATGTTCCAAAGGATTCTCGTGGACCCCGCCTGATAAGCGCGGAACCCAGGGAATTCATGTTTATACAGCAAGGCCTTATGGGCCAGCTGTACAAAGCTATAGAGCATTATCCGATGGTCAAGGCCCAATTAGATTGTAGGGACCAAACGCGTAATCAACGTTTGGCGCGATGGGGCTCAGCAACGGGCGCCGTAGCAACCCTCGATCTGCAAGAAGCGAGCGACAGAGTTAGTTTGGAACTAGTGCGCAGGCTCTTCCCCCAGGAATGGGTGAGGTGCCTTGAAGCATGTCGGTCCGAGTCAACTGTGTTGCCAGGAGGAGAGGTGGTACCTCTCGTCAAGTTCGCACCTATGGGATCAGCTTGCTGTTTTCCCGTAGAAGCGATATGCTTCTGGGCTATCACGCATGCCGCAACAATGCTGTCAGACAAGTCTATAGACGATGTCTTCAGCAGTACACCCCTGGGACTTGAGTTTAACCAACTCGCGGTCTTTGGGGACGATATTGTTGTTCCTACCGATCACGTAAGTTACGTGGTAGGTGCCCTTGAATGTGTCGGCCTTAAGGTCAACATGTCCAAGTCGTACGTCCACGGCCCCTTCCGGGAGTCGTGTGGTTCTGATTTCCTCTTAGGTGAGGACGTCAGTATCGTGAAGTGTGGGGAAGTCCCCTATGCTTCAGGCGGAAGGAACACGATGGATCGAGCTCGCTTCCGTACGGCTGATTGGTTTAACAACTTAATCATTCGTTACGGTACCTATTGTCTCACGGAGCCCCTGTATCAGCTGTTTCATCACTGGTACGGGGACATTGTCGTCACAACTCGAGTAACCTTACTCGAGGAAGGCGCCGACCTTGACTTCGTAACACAAAGTGTCCCCTCGCGGGGCCTTATGTTACTCGGTCATATCCGTATGATCCCGGCAGCCTGGGAATTGCAGCCTCTAAACTTCGGTGGCCCACAGAAAAAGGGCTCACGTAGGAATAAGAGGCAGCGTATCCAGGCATTCTCAACAAGGATGAACCCAGACCTTCACAGGTTTGAAGTATACACCCTGATAGAGCAGCCGAAGATCCACGAGATCAACATCCATGACTGGAGTCATGTCTTGCGTATCCTCCTTAACGGGAGCGGTACGCTGGATGCGAGCAAGTGGACGCTAGCCAAGCGTTGTACATATAAGTATGGCTGGGTCCCCGTGTAATGTTGTCACACGGGTAAGGGGCCAGG